CTCTTGTCTCTATCGGAGGGCAACCAGCCTGAACTGGCGGAGATCAGCCATGACTGGCCTCGACTGGAAACGATCGTCACGGATCATGCTGGATCGTTCGGGGCTGATGTGCAGGGATGGGCAGAACAGCATTTAGGACTGACCCTTATGCCTTGGCAGGTGCGCGCGCTTGACGGTCAGTTGGCTTATGACGAGCATGGTGAGCTGCTGCATCGAACAAGCCTTGTTTCTACTGCCAGACAGAACGGCAAGACCGTTGCTCTAGGTAGTTTGGTTGGCTGGTGGCTCACAGAGATGCCCAAAATACGGGGCAAGAAACAGACTGTGCTTACCACGGCAAACCGACTCGACTTGGCGATCACACTCTTTGATGAGATAGCTCCAGTGCTCGAGGCTCGCTTCGGTGCATCCTGTGTCAAGGCCTATGGGCGTAACTCGGTGACAATGCCAGACGGCAGCAAGTGGACAGTCAGGGCCGCAAAGCCATCGGTCGGTCACGGCACAAGCAACGATCTGATCGTGGCAGACGAAATTTGGGACATGTCGCAGCTCGCTATTGACGGCGGCCTAATCCCGTCCATGCGCGCACGAAAATCACCGCTGCTCAGCTGCTGGTCAACGGCTGGCACTGAGGCATCAACCGCTTTCTTGCGCTGGCGTGAGCAAGGCCTACGCGCCATAGACCGCGGCGAACGATCGTCGCTGTACTTTGCCGAGTGGTCACCACCGCCTGATCTTGACCCGATGAACCCTGCCGCATGGGCTTACGGCAACCCTGCGCTCGGCCACACTTTGGAACTGTCAACGATTGAGGCCGAGTCTCAGAACCCTGACCGCGCACAATTCTTACGGGCATCGGTCAATCTGTGGGTGGCTTCTGATCGCGGCTGGATTCCGCCGGGTGTCTGGCCTGCACTCGAGCACGAAGGCGACATACCAAAAGGCGGCATTGTTGCTATCGAGACCAGCATGGACGACTCGCGCTACTTCGGTCTGCGCGCAGTGGCCCTACCTGACCGCCGCATCGTTGTGACCGTGGCCTTCGTCGTGGACAGTTTCGCAGCTCTCTTGCTTGAGGTTGATCGGCTCACTGCCGAGGGGTGCAAGTTTGCTATCTCACCCAGCATCGACATCCAGTGGCCTCGACACCTAGAAACAAAGAAGGTCATCGTCGGCTACGGCGAAATACTGAAATACACCCCTACGGTAAGAAACTTGATAGCAGAAAAAATGCTGCTACATGACGGCTCAACTCAGTTGGCTGAACATGTGCAACGCGCGGTCGCTGTCCGATCGCAAGGCTCTGTCGCGGTGTCATCTCAGAGATCACCCGGGCCGATCGAGTTGTGTCGTTGCATGATCTGGGCGGCTGCATTGTGCTCGAGGCCATCAGTGTCTGGGAAGCCGATGCTGGTCACTGTTAGTCAGTAACATACCTTCGGCACTCGGTCGAAGTACCTAGCCTTTCGTCGGGAACTGATTAGGCCGATCGAGTGCCACCATCACAGCGTTTGCATCTGTAATGTTGTGGCATGGGATTATTTGACCGCAAAGTGAGCAAGGCCGCCATCAGTCCAGCGCCTGCTAAAGCGGCAGCTGCTGGTGCAATGAGTCCAGGCTATAACAGCAGCAATGTCGGCAAGAACATGATCGGTCAGTACTACACCTACCGAGAAGGCGAACTACGCGCAGCAGCAATCTCAATCCCAGCAATCTCACGCGCACGCGATCTACTTGCATCAGTAATCGGCTGCATGCCATTGCAGATGTACAACGAAATGTGGAACGGCGAAGAAATGGAACGCGTATATATTGCGCCGCGCACTTGGCTACGCCGACCAGACCCAACCGTCCCTTACAACTTCCTAATGAGTTGGACATTTGACGACTTGTACTTTTACGGTCGCGCATTCTGGTACATCACCAGCCGCACCGCTGACGGCTTCCCAGCAACCTTTACTCGACTACCAGCAGGCTCAGTTACCACGACAGACATGGCTGGCCCCGTATGGTTTGCACCATCATCGCAGGTGTACTTCCAAGGTGGAGAGATCGACCCTAAGAACTTGATCCAGTTCTTGTCTCCTACACAAGGCATGGTCTATTCATCGCAGGCCGCCATTGAGACTGCAATCAAGATTCAGGACGCTCGAGCGCGCAATGCTTCATCGTCGATCCCTGCTGGTGTATTAAAGCAAACTGGTGGCGAACCGCTAAGCGCACAAGAACTCGCCGATCTTGCAGCTGCATTTAACCAAGCGCGCGCAACCAATCAGACCGCCGCACTTAACGAGTTCCTATCTTACGAGCCGACAACAATGTCGCCAGACAAGATGCTGCTTATCGAGTCAGCAAACTACAGCGCACTAGAAACTGGTGGACGCATCGGCAATGTGCCGCCATATCTGATTGGCGTATCGACCGGGTCTTACTCGTATCAGTCATCGCAACAGGCGCGCATGGACTTACTCTTTTTTGGTGTGAAACTTTACGCCGACGCTATAGCAGAAACATTGTCAATGAACAATGTGCTACCGAACGGCACTTTTGTTGCCTTCGATTACGAGTCATATCTTGAAGAGAATTATTTAGCAGACAAAATGGAATCACCAACATCAGAAAACACGCAAGAGGAGATCGCAAGCTAATGATTAGATTTACAGCACCATCCGTCAGCATCGACGCAGCAGCAGGCGACGGCACACCATCACGAACCATTACAGGCATCGCTGTCCCATACGGTGTGGCAGCAACTGTCTCGGACGGTACAGCCGTAACCTTTGAGCAAGGCAGCCTGCCAGTCGAGGGCAAAGCCCCACGGCTCTACATGAACCACGACAGCAATCAGGCCATCGGCATTGTTACCGAGCGCGTCGATACCGCTGAAGGCATGTTGTTTAGTGCCAAGATCAGCAAGACCGCGGCAGGCGACGAGGCTTTGCAGCTTGCTCTTGACGGTGTTCTTGACTCGGTATCTGTTGGCGTAAACCCAACAAAGACCCGAGCAAACGATGACGGCTCAATTACTGTGCTGGCTGCCGACTGGATCGAGTTGTCAATGGTGCCAGTTCCAGCCTTCGCTGGCGCGATCATCACAGACATTGCCGCCAGTATCCACCACGAACCCGAAGAGACCGACAATAATGAAATACAAGAACCCACAGAGGAGACAGAACCCATGTCAGAAGTAACAGTCCCAGCAGTCGAGGCAACCATTCCAACAGCTGCAATTCCAGCACAACCTAAGCGCGAGTTTAAGTTGCCATCAGCAGGCGACTTCATGGCTGCCTACCACATTGGTGGCGACACTTTCCACAACATGAACAAAGCAGTAGCAGAGTTCTCAGCATCACAACGCACAGCACTCGAAGCAGCAGCTGGCGATGTGCTCACCACTGACACCCCGGGCCTCTTGCCAGTGCCCGTGTTGCTTCCATTGGTGCAGGATCTAAACTTTTTGCGCCCTACGGTGGATGCATTAGGCGCTCGCGCTTATCCAGATGGTGGACGCTCAAAAACTTTTATTCGTCCAACAATTACCACGCACACAAGCGTTGCTGCACAGTCAAGCGAACTCAGCGCAGCATCGGCTACCACAATGGTCATTGCCTCGAATTCGGTCAGCAAGACCACCCTCGCCGGGCAAGTGACCCTCTCAATTCAGGACATTGACTTTACTTCTGGCCCAGCGATGCAACTAATCCTCAATGACTTGATGGGCGAGTACATGATCGCTTCCGACAACTTGGCAGCAGACAACTTGCTTGCAGCAGCAAACTCGTCGGGTGTCTGGGACGGAACTCCAGAAGACTTGTTGAAGTCTGTTTACGACGCAGCAAATGATGTTTCAAGCAACCGTAACTGGATGCCAACTCACATGTTTGTGTCGGTTGATGTTTGGGCACAACTTGGTCAGCTCGTTGACTCGAGCAAGCGTCCACTGTTCCCATTTATCGGTGCAGGCCTCACTGGCCAAAACGCACTGGGCGCATCAAGCGCAGGATCTTGGAACGGTACGCCAATGGGCTTGCAGTTGGTAGTTGACAGCAACTTCGCTGCTAAGACCATGATCATCACTCGTGTTGGTCAAGGCCAAGGCGACGCGTTCGAGTTCTACGAGTCCATTCGTGGCTTGATGAGCGTTGAAGTGCCAGCAACCTTGGGTCGCACAATGTCCTTCCACGGATATGTCTCGACCTTCGCTGCAATCGGTGGCATGATTCGCAAGATCACACAGGCCTAGTCGAGAGCGGAGCATCCGCTCATGGCTGTTTACAGCGTTACACAAAAGTATCTAATAGATGATTACGCCGTACTGCAATTACTGACCCCATCGGAAATTGCAGTCGGTCAATCCATTACAGTCGCATCAGTCGATGCAACATTCAACGGCACATTCACTGTTCGCGCATTGCCCCAGTATCTGTACATCGGTATAGACACTGAGGGCGATCTGCTTTATGACATAAATGTGCCCATCGCTAATCAGGTGCTGTACACAAAAGTTGCAGCCGATGTTGAGCGCGTTGCCGCCACTGGCACAGTCACCTACACCCAGACCTGCACATGGATTACTGCTGCGCAGCTCGTCACCTACCTTGGTGTGCAGATCACCAACCCGTCAGACGATTACACGCTGATTACTCAGGCCGTATCGGCTGGCAACGACTTTGCATATCGTCGCCGTCAAGAAGCTGGCTACATAGACAGTCTCACAACTAGTCCGGGTGGGGATGCCACTCTCGGCACACTTATGTACTGCGCGGCCCTCTGGCGCAGCCGTGGCTCGCTCGAAAACACTTTTGCATCCTTTGACGGAATGGGCACAGCGCCTCAGCAGAGCCTCACACCGATCGTTAAACAGTTGTTGGGCATCGACAGGCCTGCCTGCGCGTAATGGCTTACACAGACGCTCTCAACGGGGCTATTGACAGCCTCACGACCACACTCACAGCGGTCACTGGCCTGCGAGTGGTAAATGATCCGACCCGCCTTGTTCCAAATTGCGTTTACATAGATGCGCCGTCCTTCACGACAATTGCAGGCAATGGCAACATCATCCGCATGGACTTCCCGATTAAGGTCATCGGCTCAGGCCCAGCAGGCCTACCAGTGCTGCGCAGCATCCTCGACATTGTTAGCAAAGTCCTACTCAGTCCGATCATCGTCATGGCAGGCCGTCCCAGCAACTTAGAAATTGGTGGGCAGCTCTTTCCGTGTTACGACCTTGACTGTGGAATACAAGCCCAAAGCGCATAAGGAGAAACCATGTACACCATCATCAGCCCACGCCTCGGAACCCCGGGCGATCAGTTCATCCCA